GCATGGCGGCGCGTGCGGCGCTGTAACTTGCGTCGTAGTGCAGCAGCAGTTCGTCCTTGGGGATCTCCAGTGCCGCACCGATCTGCTTGACGACCGCCGTGAAGAACGGGTCGAAATTGGCATTCGGTCGCGCCGGATTGACGGAATTCGCTTTCTCGCCCGGGCCGAGGTCCATGATGGCGGCACTGCCGAGCGAAATGTTGCCGCCCTCGAATGCTTCGGTCTCATCCCCGTTCGGGTTGTAGAGTTCCTTGTCGCGCTCGATGAATACCGTCAGGAACGAGCTGATGACGGCGGCCATCAGCTCCGCGCCACCGTAGCGGTCGATCTGCTTGAGCGGCTCAAGAATGGGAGCGAGATACGGCGCGCCTCGCACCTGGCCTGGACGCTCTTTGTCGTTCCACACGTGCAGGACGCGCCGGCGTCCCGTCGAGTCGCCGAAAAACGAGTAGTAATCCCATTTCGGCATGACGGTGCTGGAGCGGTCGCCAGGATGGGTGTTGCGGATCCAGCAGCCGACGGGTCGCACTTGATCCAATACGATGCCGTCGATGCAGCCCTGTGTGTCGCTCGTATCGTTCGGGTTCGAGATGCGATCGGCCTCGACCAACTGCACCTTGAGGCCATGCACCCCGCCAGCGCGCTGCTGGTACGGCGTCAGTGCAAATACATCGCCGCTCGCCATGGCGGAGAGCAGGGCGATGGACTGGAGGCCGTAGAAATCCGACGTCGCCTCCATGTCGCATTCGGCGGGGTTGTCCGCGAACAGCTCCCAGTCCGCGCAAAGCTGCGCGTTGATCTCGGCGGCACGATCCGCCGTGATGCCGAGCGTGTTGAAATCGACGCTTGGGCGGCACATCAGCCCGGTGCCGACAATGCTGGTGCGCGAGCGAGTCAAGGCTGCGCGCGCGATCATGTTGCCGCGGAACGCATCGCGCGACCGCGCGCGCATGGTGGTCTGCTCGTGCCGCGGCAAGTCGCTGACGGCGCTGCCGATGACCGGCAGCCAGTTCTGCAGGCTGCGCAGCGTCCGGGACGCGCCGCGCCAACGGGTACCCTGCACTTCCGTGGCAGCGCGCGGCATCAGGATGCCGCCGGAGGTGGGAACGAAGCCGGGTGCGCCGTCCATCAGTCCGGCACCGCGTAACGGATGCGGTTGCGACTACGAGCGGCTGGCTTGCCGGCAAGTTCGCGGCGCAACTCGGCGATGTAGCTTTCGAGGTCCGCCAGGCGCGCAGGTGTGTAGTCGATCTTCCGCTCGCCATAGCCGACGGAGACGACCTTGCTGCCGATCAGCAATGCATGCCGGGCGGCGATGGCCTGATCCAGTTTTTCCTGCGTCGTCGGCATGTCGGCCCGATTCCGAGGGGCTCGAAACGCCGAAGCCCCGCGCGGCGGCGGGGCTTCCAGACTGCGGCTTGCCTCGCCGCTGACTTATTGTGGGCGGTTTACGTCTAGACGCTCAACAAACTATAGATTTTTTGGCTGCCGCAGGGACAAAGCGCCTTCGACGTAGGCGAATGCTGACGACAAGTAGGTGTAATAACTCGCGCGGCTCACAGATACGTCGAGGCGCCTGAGCTTCATCATTCGCTCGCGCTCCGGCAGGCCGGCGCAGAAATATTCGCACCGCAGGACGCGCGATTCGCGCCAGCGGCCGCCCTGCTCCATGGCGCGCACGATGCGCTCGATCTCGCCCTCCGGCGAATCCATGGGCTCGGCGGCATCGGGCGGCCCCTTCAGGCGCTCGGATTCCACATAGCCAAACCGCCGGAACTGTTCGCCGCCGAAAGCGGCTGCCCAGGCCTGCAGACGCCTGTTGGTCTCGTCCAGCATCAGGCGACTCCGGCATGCCTGGCGCCGCGAGCAACTTTACGGGGTGCTGATTCGTGGGACGCGAGATGGCTATAGTTTGTTTCACGCGGAACTGGCGCTTCAGCATTGGGGGTTACCGCGCTGAGCAAGTCCCGCTCCGGCTCGAGCATTTTCTGGAGCGCGTCCCATTCGTGCTCGCGTTTCAGATCGAGACGCACCGCCGGGCTGAGCGCGGCCCAATAGGCATACACGAGCGTATCCAGCGGCTCATTGCGCGCGTGGCGAGGGGTCACCCACTTTCGCGCGGTCATGTCGTAGAACTCGCACGTGAGTCCCGTGTAATAGCCGGGCGGCAGGTACGTGGCTTCGGCTTGATGATCTTCGGGACCCGTGCGTTCGCGACCGCCGGGGAATCGGATCATGCGGTCTTCGACGTCCTCGACGTGGGCATCCGCGCCCATGCGCCCGAAGAGGATGTGCTTGGCCACATCCGTGCCCACGCCCCATACGCCCACGCTCCGTGCGATGGTCTTGCCGCGCGAGTTGACCTCGGCTTTCTTCGGCCGGTAGACGACGCGCTCGCTCTTGCTGGAGCGTCCGCGCACGACGTGCAGGGTCTGCGTCTGTGGCAGGCCGCCGACCGTCAAAACGCGACGCACGACGTTCTGCTGCATTGCGCCCTGGCGGCGAACGAACTTCGCCACTTCCTCGGTCCAGTTGCCGCCGTCGATGGCGACAGCGACCGGCAGGAGCTGGTAGCCGTTGAGGTTTGCATAGGAGCGTTTGAGTTCCACCTCCAGCTCCGCGTATCCATCCTGCTGGGACGGATCGCCGTCGATGACCTGGTAATCCACGATGCTGGCACGCTCGCCGCGACCCCATGCCACGACCTGCAGTTCGAAGCGGTCGTGCTGGCAATCCACGCCGACGGTGAGGATGTAGCGGCCGCGCGGTACGATGCCGCGCATCACGCCCAGCTCGGCGCGGCTCTCTACTTCGCCGGCGTCCTGCTGTTGACGTTCACCCTCGAAGGGAAGGCCGAGGATGGTATTCGTGAATGTGACCTGCTTTTCGGGCTTGCGCTGCGCCTCCTCTCGAAGAATGGCGATTTCCTTCCACGTGTAACCCAAACCGTGCGCGGCGTAGAGCGCATTGATGTGGAAGCTGCAATGCTCGTTCTCGCGCTCGGGGTGCTTTGCAACCCACGCCGCACCATTGGCCGGATCGAGCATCCACGTCTTGTGATGCTCCTCGATGATCTTTCCACACGCGCCGTCCTCGCACAGGTACGTGCCATCGGGCAGCAACTGTTCGATGACCAGTGGCTGCTTGTAGCCGCAATGGGGGCACGGGACATGATAGGTTTCCTGGGTTCCCGCCTCGTACTCGCCCCAGATAACGCTGGTCGCCTTCAGCTTCGGCGACGAGACCTTGAAAATCTTGCGGCGAACGAAAGTGCTGGCGCGGCGTTCTGCTAGTTCGTCAGGGCGGCCCTGGTCGTCGAGGTCTTCGGGATTTTCCTCCACTTCATCGACGCACACACGACGGGCTGGCATGCTGCGGAGATCGCTGGACGAATTCGCACCGGCGATGACCAAAAATCCGCCTGGAAACTCTTTCATCAGCGTCGTATTGCTTGCATCACGACTGCGGGCAGGCGAGATGATTTCGCGCAGCGCCTGGCTGGCAGCGATCATCGGCTTCAGGCGTTGATTGCTCCACCGCTGCGCCAGCTTCTCCGTGGGCATGACAACCATCGTCGGGCCGGGCGAAAAATGCATGATGTAACCGACGAAGTTGTTGAGCACTTCCGTGCCGCCTGTCTGCGTGGACTTGCACAGGCTGGCTTTCTTGCACGGATGGTCATCGCTCAACACATCCATGATTCGCCCGAGGAAGGGCATGCGAGAGGTACTCCATCGCCCGGGCTCTGCTGCGCCTTCGCGCGTCAACCAGCGATATTCATCCGCCCACTGACTGACGTTGAGCGGGTCGGGAATGCGCCAGCCTTCGCGCCACGCGCTCGCGTCGACGCTGCTGGCCAGCGGTACCGTGAGAGTCGAGGGGTCGAATGCGAGGTCGAGCGTCATGCCGCGACCTCAAGTTCTGTGCTGCCTGGATCCACATCGGCGTCTGGCATTGCGGCCATATCGCGGCAAATGCGGCGGCACTCGGCAATCAAGATCGCATAAACCTCGGAGACGTCTGCCGCCGCCTGGCAGCGGGATGCGCATTTGTCGGGCAGCGAGAGGATTGCCTCGCGCGCAGCGCGGGCGCGGCCGAATTCCGCGGCGTCACGTTCCGCCTTTAGCACCAGCGAGCCGGCCTCACGCGCCAGTTCCAGTTCGCGCAGCTGCGCCGCAGCGAGTTTCTCGCGCGCAGCCTGGACGTTGTAGTTCAACCGGTCGGCGGCGCCCCCGGTCGCGCTTTGTGCGCCTGCGGGTTTGGGCGTAGCCCTGTTTCCACCGCGCGCTGGATCCAGCACCCTCCCCAACTGTTCGAGGGAGGCTGCTACGACAATTCGACCGCGCTCATCCAGCACCAGCTTGTCGGAGCGCTTCAGGCGGCGCACGTACGAATCCGAGGCCCGGATGATCGCCGCGAACTCGGCCGTCGTGGCGAAGATCAGTCCCGCGTGTTCCGAGGTCATACCGGAACCCTGCGGAACCAAAGTTCCGAGCCAGCATCTAGCGAGAAATCGCGGCCAATTTGCCCGCGATCACCGCGACTCAGGGAGGACCCGCCCCACCCCGCGCCCGTCGCACCCGGATGCGAGACTCGGGGCCGAGCAGCGACCAGACCGCGAGCTGATAGTCCCGCGACATCATCGCCCAGGTGCGCCGCAGCGATGAGTCGTCCAGCAACGGAATGCGCTCCGCCATACGTCGCACCGCATCCTTGAGCCATGCTTCCCGGTCCGCTCGGTACAACTCGAACTCCATGCCTGCCACGTCCTGCCCAACCTTTCCGTGGTCGGGCAGAGGTTGGGCACGCTGAAAGCCGCATGGGAACTGGCTCTGCCCGACCTGCCCGACCTGCCCGACCTGATTTGATACCTTTGTATTGTGTATATCGCTGCACATAACTACGCGCGCACGAGGAAAGGTCGGGCAGGTCGGGCAAACCCGCATGGATGCTCACCCGAGGTCGGGCAGAGGTCGGGCAGAGGTCGGGCAGGAGATGGAAGGTCGGGCAGCTAGAACGGCACGCCGTCATCGCCCTCCTCCTCCACCGCCACGCTAGCGCGAACCCAACGGCGCTCTCGCACGCCGTCGGCAACCTGCCGCTTCGACTCCCAGCCCAGCCGCTTCATTGCGGCCGCAACGCGCATCTGCTCCGGCTTGCCATGTTTACCAGGGTCCATTGCCATGCACCATTGCAGGATCTCATCTGTCGTCACCTGGGTAATGTCGTCGCCCCAGCGCAAGCGCTCGGGGTATATCCTCTCCCGGTCACCAGCCATATTCCTCGTCAGCCAGCGAGAAATGCGGCCCTCCCAACTATCCGGAATGTAACGATCCTCCTGCTCATCCTTAGCCTCGGGCGGCAATTCCCACCATGCGAACCCGGCTTCGAACAGATGCACCGCCTCAGCCCAAAGCTGATCCCGCAGATCGCCAATGCGATCGAGATAGACCTCACCCTCAACCCTGGCCGGCAGAAAGCGCCGTGCGCCCGACGCATCGCGCAAGTACGCGTGTTCGTTGGTCGTGCCGGCCAGGACGCACTCGCGCCGGTACGACCGCGGCAGTCGATCGTAGGGTGCGCGGAATTTGTCCGTCTGCCGCGAGTTAGCCGTCTTTTGCGCCGTTTCCTCGGCGCGGCGAAACGCGTCCAGCTCGGCAAGCTCGACGCACCACGCGCCCTGGATGACGAGGTAGAAATCCTTGGAGATCGGCGATTCGTTCGTCTCGACGAACCACGTCGAGCCGTACAAAGTCCTCAATG